CTTTATGGTACATCTAGGGGAAATTTAGATTATAATTGAGATATAGGGAGAGATCCCACAACCCCGAGGCTTAAATGACTAACTGGCAAACACTTCCTTGGACTAACGAATTAGGCAAGGCAACTCACACTATCAAAAGAACAGGTGTAAAGGTAATGGTTTATGAAACTCACGAAGATGGGTTAATCCACGCACTTTGTGGTAACGAAGCAAGTGTATGGGTAAACATAAACGAATTAGAGGAGATTAAGTAAATGCTTACTTACAAAGACGAACTTCTACAAGACTTACACGCACTTCTTGAAATTGGTGTAAATACCAAAAAAGCTATTAAAAAAGTAAAAAGTGGTTTCTTCGATAAAGACATTGCAGAATACGAACGCAATGGTGCTGACATAGAAGATTTATCCGACTACATACAAATGTTCTAATAGTTAGGTTGACTAGGTACCATTGTTATCATTAAAGCGTAAGTAATCTTTCCTTAAAGAACCGCCTTACCGCCTATTTACATACACCAATCAAGAAACCGAACACTAGATGGTGCAACTTAGGGAATCTTTGTTTATAATTGAAGAGTAAGGCAGAGATGCCACAACCTTCTTAAACAAATGACTACACCTAACCGCTTTGATAATTTAGATAAAAAGTTAAAAGCTATTCCAAACAAAGATGTAAACAATCCAGAACAAGCTGAATTATTTAGAGAATGGCTACACGAGTTAATTCTTGAAACCAAAAAAGGCAGAGAGTTTTAAATCATAAGAGTTGCCCTTTACAGGGCAGCTTTTTTTTGTCTATTGTGTATTATTAAGATAATCAGGGAGCCTGATGCCCGTTGCAACACGAGGGCTGAAAGCTGTTATGGCAGGGCGGTCTCGGCGAGGTTGACCGATCTATCCCCTGATTATTCATCTAGTTCAACGACAAGTATATCTGCACCCACCTCTTCGCCCTCTTCGCAGTACCTTTTCTTAGCAGTAAGAATTGTTACCAAAGAATCATCTACAAATGTTATTCCGCTAAGAGCATCTAAACTAGACCTTACGAGTTTATCTAGGTCATTTTTTCGAACAGTAACATTTCTAGGTGACCCTGTACGGAGACAGCCATTGGTGTAATAATGAGCCTTCGGCCTCTTAAAACGAAAAGTGGCTTCTACATAACAAGCACCCTTGATAGGTGGTTGTTTTATTTTACTAGCTTCCCTTTTAACCAATTCTCGCCATGGTTTTACTCTTTTACTTACTTCGATCATTCGACCCTTTCCAATATATTTTTTACTCCCTTGCGGTGCTGCTTCAAGACCATTTACAGAGAATTTAAAAGATGTCATTCAATCCACAAGGGTATCAATTTACCGCACTACCAACAAATCTTAGAGGTAAAATACAACCAAATCAACTAGCTGTATTATGGGTAATACAAAGCTATGCAAACAAAGATGATCAACAATGCTGGCCATCTTTGAAGACAATAGCTGATAATGCTTGTCTAAGTAAGAGAACCGCACAGAAAGTTGTTAACCAATTAGTGTCTCTTGGTCTATTAGAGAGAACACACCAAACTGGAAAAAATGGAGAACAAAACAGCAACTTATACAAGGTAACTGTTTGGCACTTAGCTAATGTACCAGAACCTAGTATTAATAGGCGTGGCAAATCCTGCACCCCTGCACCAGATGCTACGCCCCTATGGAAAAATATGCCATGCCCCATAGCAGCAGATGCCACCAAACTAGATACAACTAAACTAGATACAAAAGAACTAAATAAAAAAAATACTAAAAAAGATTATTCTGATGACTTTTTAGAATTTTGGTTTATGTACTTAGACATTAAAAAAAGAGCTAGTGGCCAGAATAAACCAAAAGCATGGGAAGAATGGAAAAAAGCTATAAAGAAAACAACACCAGTAAATATAAAAATTTCTCTTATGGCTGCTGTAAAACAACAAAGAGCAACAGAACGAGATGGTGGCTTTGCTGTTTGTTTTCCTAACTGTTTTAGATGGTTGCGAGATGAAAGCTACGAAGGCTATGTAAAAGATGAGAAAGATACCCTGTACAAACAGAGAAAGTCTGATACAAAGATAGAAAGACCTTGGGAAAAAGATAAACCCCAAGATTCAGAATTACCTTTTTAACCTCTCATGAAAAAATTATTAACGACAGGAAAAGCTGCTAGAACACTTGGAATATCCCAAGTTACTCTCAGAAGATATAGAGATATAGTTGGAGGTTTTTTAAAAGTAGATGAACATTGGTTTTCAGGTGCTTATGAAAACAGCCCTATTAGATGGGATATTGAAAAATGTCATGAAATTATTTCTAATAGAAACAAAATTACCAATTTAGCCTCCAATGACAGTTAACTACAGAAGAACATCACTAGATAGAGACACTACATTTTATATACCAAAAGTAGAATGTTTTGCTTGTAATGACTCTGGTATAGTAACCAATGGCGATAATGCTATAAATAGATTTATCCCTGACTATGACAGAGACAGAAATGGTAAAATTAATGGCGGACAAGATTTAGCTATTATCTGTCATTGCAAAGCTGCATACGGAAATAGTGATGAAGAAAATGAAAGCCATGGATATAGAGACAGTCTTGGCAATATAAGAACAACTGACTCAATAAGAGGAGAACCACAAGCACTTGGTATTTCTTTAGAAAAAGAAAAAATACGACTTATACATACAGAACGAAAAGCTAGTTGGGAAAAAACTGCTAAAGATATAAATGAAACTAGACAAAAAATTGCAAAAGGAGAAAAATATGAAACTCCTTACTACATACAAGTGGTAAAAGAAGAGTTAACCAAAGTATGCGATATGTTTTCTTTTCCTACAGAAAAAGCTATCGTTGAATCCATGTCAGACAAACAGGAGGGGTTATGAAACTTGACCCAGAGTCATCACTTGCATTAAATGACTTAAAAGGTGCTTTAGTAACAAATCCAAAAGGTGGCCAATTTCGTATTTATGATTTTTATGTTGATCTTGTATTTGATGATATTTCTGAAGTTTGGGTTTGTTTGATACCAATTGGTGCTGATGATATACTTCTTAAAACAGAAGCACAAGGTTTGTCTTTGAAAAATTTAAAAGATTGGTCAATACAACTAAATAGAGGTTTTTCTATGGACACAACAGAGACAAACTTAAATGATGTAAATGTAAATTTATCTGATATTGCTAAAATTCTTAAAAACAAATAATCATGACCAAAATTAACGACCTTAAACCAGACCACAAAAACGCTAGAAAAAGAACAGACCGTTCTGCTTCTTTAATACAAGAATCACTAGAAAGATATGGTGCAGCAAGATCAATAGTTATTGATGAAGATGGTCGTGTACTTGCTGGCAACGGAACTGTAGAAGGTGCGAAAGCTGCTGGCCTAGAGAATGTAAGGGTTATTGAATCTGATGGCAAAGAAATTATTGCGATAAAACGTACTGGCCTTACAGAAGATCAGAAAGTTGGTCTTGCATTAGCTGATAACAGAACATCTGACTTGTCCGATTGGGATGCGAGTATGTTGCACCATTTATCAATGGAACATGAGATTGACCCTTGGTTTGAACCAGAAGATTTAACAGAACTTATGGACGATAGAACAGATGCAGAAGCACCCGAAGATTTTAAAGATGTTGATGAAGATTTAGAGACAGAACACAGATGTCCAAGTTGCGGTTATGAGTGGAGTGGAAAAGCCAAATAATATTCGTTCTGTTTTACAACAGACACTAAAACCATTAAAAAGCAAAATTGCTATAGCCACATCTGGTGGTATTGATTCTGCTTCTTTAGTTATGGCAGCAAAAGATTTAGATAAAAAACAAACTGTTGTAAGCTTTACTTTTGATGATTTTGAATCATATGACTTTAGGTCTGCAAGACGATTAGCAACATATTACGATTTAAATTTTTTACCAGTAATATTGCCATCAGACCAGAATGAGATTGTTAAGACAGTACATTACCTCATAAAAGAAATTAAATGCAAGAAAAAAAGTGCCATTGAATGTATGTTTCCCTTTGTATACCTTCTAAAAGTTTTAAAAAAAAATAAAATAGATACCCTTGTAACTGGTTTGGCTGCTGATGGCCATTTTGGTTTATCTAAAAAAGCAATGATACATTATTCAAAAGATGATAAAAAATTTAAACAACTTCGACAAGAATATTTTTCAACTTATGAGTCTGCACATATTATTCGTTTACATAAACTCTGCCATAAAAATGAAATTGGATTGTTTAATCCATACTTTCACCCTTGGGTATTTGACTTATGGATAGACAAAAATTGGCAAGAACTTAACAAGCCAAGACAAAAAGAAGCAATAAAAAAATATTTTCCAGAATTAGATAAATTTAAAATTAAACCGCATACTAATTTACAACTAGGTGATAGCAAAATTGCACAAAGAGTAGGAAGTGCGGTAATTTCTAAGTATAAACCTTACGCTAAATCGCCAGTTGGTATCTATAACAGAATCGCAAAAGGCATCTATGCCTAAACCAATTTATAAAATACCATCTATGGTAGAAATAGAAGCAACTCCGTGGAATGGTTTTAAAGTTGCTTCAACATTCTCTGGTTGTGGTGGTTCTTGTCTTGGTTATCGTATTGCTGGTTATAAAGTTGTATATGCAAACGAATTTATAGAATCTGCAAGACAAACTTATAAAGCTAACCACCCAAACAGTTATCTTGACCCTAGCGATATAAGAAAAATTACTGCAGATGACATTTTAGATAAAATAAACTTAAAAAAAGGCGAACTTGATTTGTTTGATGGCAGCCCGCCTTGTGCTGCTTTTTCTATTGGTGGCAAACGAGAGGCTGGTTGGGGTAAAGAAAAAAACTACAGCGAAACAACGCAAAGGGTAGATGATCTGTTTTTTGAATACGCAAGAATCCTTAATGGTTTACAGCCAAAAGTCTTTGTTGCAGAAAATGTTTATGGTCTTGTACAGGGTACTGCAAAAGGTTATTTCAAAAGAATATTGACCAAACTTAAAAATTGCGGTTACAACGTAAAATGTAAAGTCCTAGATGCTCAATGGCTTGGTGTGCCACAGATGCGAAAGAGGACAATTTTTATAGGCGTTAGAAACGATTTAAACATAGAACCAGTACACCCAAAGCCAATTCCATATCAATATTCGGTAGGCGAAGCACTTGTTGGTGTTGAAGAATCTGATGAATATAAACCTATCGTGGAAAATACAGAAACATATCGTTTATGGAAAGAAACAAAGCCGGGCGATCAATTTTATAAAGCTGCAATAAGGTTAACTGGTCAAAACAAATTTTTCTCTCATGTAAAGCAATCGCCATTTCGTGTTGCTAATACTGTTGTACAAGGAACCATGGACAAATATCATTGGTCAGAACCTCGCTTGTTTACAATTCAAGAACTAAAACGAATCAGCAGTTTTCCTGACGATTTTATTTTGCATGGTAATCTGTACCAAAAGTGGGAAAGAGTCGGTAGGGCTGTACCACCACTTATGATGGCGAAAGTTGCAGAAACTATAGCCAAAGAAATATTAGAAAAAATCTAAATGGACATACCAACAAACTGGACTTTTGAAACCTCTGGCGTTGCACAAGGTTTTGATCGTCATGTTAGAGAACAGTTACCTTGGTATGACTTAGCAACAAATGCAATACTTCATGTGGCAAGACACTATATTCCAGAGAATGGTCTTGTTTACGATTTTGGTGCATCTACTGGAAATATCGGTAGAGCATTAGCACCAGTACTAAAAAAAAGAAATGCACACTTAATCGGCATTGAACCAAGTCAAGAAATGATAAAACTGTACAAAGCACCCGGCGAAATTATATGCAGCAAAGCAGAAACATTTATTGCAAAAGATTTTGATTTATCTGTTTTATTTTTATGTTTAATGTTTATTCCACCAGCCAAAAGATTTAATCTTATGCTAAGACTAAGAGAGAAATGTAAACCCGGAGGGGCAATCATTGTCTTTGACAAGTTAGAACCAATTGGTGGCTACGCTTCAACTGTTTTCTACCGTCTTACACTTGCTGGCAAAAAAGCATCTGGTACAAACTCAGATGAAATAATTGAAAAAGAATTATCGTTGTCAGGTGTACAAAGACCTATTACAGAAGATCAACTTGCTGGCGATTTCATAAATTGGTTTAAATTTGGCGATTTCTCTGGATACCTAATAGAAAAACCAGCATAATGGCAGCTTCACAAACAACACAAGCAGAAACCGAAATGCGTATTGCAAGATGCGCAAGAATTATTGCCAACGGTGGTAGAAGGTCTGATTGTATTCAATACGCTGCAACAAATTGGGGGGTTACTAAGAGGACTGTTGATAATTATTTAAAAGAAGCAAGAACACAATTACGTGCAGATTGGGATATAGAAAGGCCACAGATGATTGCTGATTTACTTAGTCAGTGCAGTACTTTACAGATGGAAGCAAGAAGGAATGGCCAACTTAACATAGCTCTTGGTGCGATTAATACTGCGGCCAAGTTAGCTGATCTTTGCTCATGAGTATTCTTGAAACAGTTAAAAAAGGTCATGTATTATTTGGTGATGGCCTATTTGATATACCTTCTACAAAAACAGTACAAGATAGAATTACATCAAATTTATTACCGCATCAAGAAAAGTTTTGCGCAGATACAGAACATAGAAAATTAGCGTTAGTCTGTGGCTTTGGTGCTGGTAAAACATATGCACTTGTAAGTAAATCAATATTGTTGGCGTCAATGAATGTTGGTCATATCTCAGCAATCTTTGAACCTACAGCACCAATGTTACGAGACATCCTGATGCGAACTATGAATGATTTATTAGATGAATGGCAGATTCCATATACATTTAGAGCTAGTCCACTGCCCGAATACCAACTGCAATTTAAAGAAGGTATACACACTATCTTGTTAAGAACTATATTGACCTACCAAAGATTGCGTGGCCAAAACTTATGTGCTGTTGGTTTTGATGAAGCAGATACTGTTGCAAAACGGGATGCCGAACAAGCAATGAATATGGCACTTGCTAGACTGCGGTCAGGTAATGTTCAACAGTTTTACGCAACTACAACACCAGAGGGTCACTCATGGGCGTTTGATACCTTCGAAAAAAACGCCAAAGAAGATACTCGGTTGATAAAAGCTAAAACATCAGACAACCCTTATCTTCCAGAGGGATTTATTGATTCTTTACTCGAAAACTACCCACCTCAACTCATACAGGCTTACCTAAACGGAAACTTCTGCAACTTAACCACAGGGCAAGTCTACGATAAGTTTGATCGCAAAATTCATGTTTTACAGAATAATCCATATGTTGATGATAATGAACCTTTACGAATTGGAATTGACTTTAACATTGGCAACATGAATGCAGTAATTGGTGTGGCAGTAGGTAATAAATTTATGGTCATAGATGAAATCGCAAAAAGCCACGACACCGACAGCATTGCAAAAGAGATCAAAGGCAGATACCCTTTCAACAAAATATATATCTATCCTGATGCGTCAGGTGGAAACAGAAGTACAAATGCTACAAAGACCGACATCCAAATATTAGAAAGTTATGGTTTTGTAAATCAATCTGCTTTGTCTAACCCACCAGTACGAGACAGGGTCAACTCTGTTCAAGGGTTACTGTTAAATGGTAAAGGCGAAACAAGATTAATGATTTCAAAAAAAGCTGTAAAGTTGATTGAATGTTTAGAGTTGCAAAGTTATAACGAAAGAGGAGAACCAGACAAAGATGCAGGGTATGATCATATGAATGATGCGCTCGGTTACATAACTTGGCGGTTGTTCAATCCCTTACATATGGGGGCTGGTCGCAAAACTGGTATTAGGCTTTATTAAGATTATTGTCTAAACTATAAACAAACATTGGAGCAAAACTGTGTATTCTGGATATAGTCATTACAACAGACAGACAGCCGGTAGTAGAGGTACAGAAATAAATGATCCTAACAATACATGGTTTCAGCAAGAACCACATTGGATATTAATAGAAGATTTACTCGGTGGTACATATCAAATGAGGTCAAAGCATAGAAAATATCTTATGCAAGAACCAAGGGAACTTGATGAAAGTTATGACAACAGATTAGCTCGATCTGTCTGTCCACCTTACTTTTTGAGACTTGAAAGAATGTTGGCTGGTATGCTTACTCGTAAGCCAGTAAGACTAAACGAGACAGGAGATGCAATTAGAGAACAACTGTTCAACGTAGATTTGCAAGGTAATGATCTTAATGTTTGGACATATGAGACAGCAAGAAAAATGATTCGTTATGGTCATGTTGGTGTTTTGGTAGATGCACCAGCAACTGGTTCTAATGGCAGACCATACTGGGTTACATATACACCTAGAGATATTCTTGGCTGGCGAACAGAAATGGTAAATGGCGAAATGCAATTCACACAGTTAAGGCTGCAAGAAAAAGTATCTGAGCCAGATGGTCTTTATGGCGAAAAGATTGTAGAGCAAGTTCGTTTGCTTACACCCGGCAATTTTGAAATACATAGAAAAGCAAAGACAGGTAAGTTTGTAAAAGTAGATGAAGGAACAATGCCAGTAGACAAAATACCTTTTTCTGTTGCTTATTCCAACAGAGTAAACCTTCTTGACTCAAGGCCACCTATGGCTGATATAGCAGAACTAAATTTAAAAGCTTATCAAATACAATCTGATCTTGATAACCAATTACATATTTCTGCTGTACCAATGCTGGCCTTTTATGGCTTTCCACAAAATGCTGAAGAGGTGTCGGCTGGTCCGGGCGAAGCTATTGCATTCCCAGCAGATGGTCGTGCTGAATATATTGAACCAGACGGGAAAAGTTATGATGCACAGTTTCGTAGATTAGACAGATTAGAAAGTCAAATTAATGAATTAGGTCTTGCAGCAGTACTTGGTCAAAAGTTATCTGCAGAAACAGCAGAAGCAAAACGAATAGATAGATCGCAAGGCGATTCAACAATGATGGTTGTAGCTCAACAGATGCAAGACATGATTGATAACTGTTTAATGTTTCATGGTCAATATATAAATTCTGAAGCTGGAAGTTGTTTTGTAAACAGAGACTTCCTATCACAAAGACTTGAGCCATTAGAGATACAAGCATTACTTACACTTTACACTTCTGGTTCTATTACACAGAAAACACTTCTTGACCAACTTACTGAGGGTGAGGTTCTTGGTGATGAGTTTGATGTCGAAGAAGAAATAGAGGCAACGCAAACTGGTGGCATGGTTGAAATGGCACAGCCAAAACAAGAAGCAGAACCAGACGAACCAGAGCAAGATGAAGAGTAATCTATGTCAACACCCGAAACTTTTTACAGAGAGGCGATTGATTTAAACCGCTACAGCAACCAAGTTGCTAGACAGATTGTTACGAATTACAACAATGTAATTTTAGATTTAACAAATAAATTGGCAACTATAGATGAAGTAACAGCACCAGCTACTGTCGCAAGAATTAGAGCTATGTTGGTGCAAATGAAAGAAAGTCTTGAAAGTTGGTCTAATGCAAGTGCAGTTTATTTAGCAGACGAACTACAAGGTCTTGCTGTATTCCAAACAGAATTTGTAAAAGATCAACTTGAAAGGGTATTACCAAAAGGTACTGTTGGAGTTAACTCTGTACAAATATCTCCTGATTTTGCTCGCAGTATTGTTTTTACTGACCCAACAGAAGTAAATATATTAACCTTACCAACTGATTTAGAATCTTCTGTTCAGAGAACATTTAACCTTACTGCGGCAAAAGGTTCTGCAATTACTTTACCAAGCGGTCAAGTAGCAGAAAAAGCTTTTCGTGGAATATCTACAAAACAAGCAGAATTAATTTCAAGTCAGATTCGTATTGGTATTACAGAAGGCGAATCTATTCCCAAGATTGCAAAAAGACTAAGAGGTAGATTGCAGTTTGGTGCAAACCAAAACATGACAGCAAAAGCACAAAGACTTGCTGGTGGAGATGGCATGAAGTTAGCAAACAACCAAGTAATGACTATTGTACGAACTTCTGTTAATCAAGTACAAAATTCTGTTAATCAAGAAACATATGCAGCAAATCAAGAGGTTACGCAAAGATATGAATATGTTGCAACTTTAGATGCGAGAACAAGTGCGATCTGCGGAAGTTTAGATGGAAGAATTTTTAAATATGGAGAAGGTCCTATGCCACCACAACATTTTAATTGTAGGTCAACTACTGTTCCAATAATAGATGACGAAGATTTGCGAAAAAAATTTCCTGATACTCGCCCAAGTGCTACTGGCAGAGTGCCACAAGGTATGAATTATGCGACTTGGTTAAAAGATAATCCATCAATACAAACCGATGCACTTGGTAATAAAAAAAGATTTTTTAATTATCTGATTGATAAAAAAAGAAAAAGTCCAAGAGAGGCTTTGCGATTAATAATAAAAGATGATGGAACAGAGCTACCATTAAAAGAGTTAATAAAAAAATACCCAAATGCCACTTAAAAAAGGGAGACAACCAAAGACAATTACAAGCAATATAAGGCAACTTATGCAAGAAGGTTATGGTAGAAGTCAAGCTGTTGCTATTGCTTTGTCAAAAGCTGGTAAGAAAAAGCAAAAAACAAGACGGAAAACAAAATAAAAGATATGATATTAATAGTTGCTTTGTAAATCATGCCAATGGGAAAGGGTACCTATGGTACAAAGGTGGGTAGACCACCAAAGAAAAAAAAGAAAAAGGGTGGTAAAAAATAATGGCAAAATCACTAGCTGAAAGATTGTCTGAAGCAAAAAAAGCAAAGCAGACACCAAAACCAAAGAAAGATGCGAAAGCTAAGAAGGGTTCCTAAAGACAAAAAAACTGGCATACCTAAAAAGTATTTGGCTGGTTCAAGAAATCCATCTGCCAAAGCTGCTGAAATTAAAAGAACAGCAAAGCTTTACAAAGCTGGTGCTTTTATTGATATAAAAGCGGTACAAAAATCAAGAGTTGCCCAAGATGTCACAAAAAAGCAGAAGAAAACCACTAAGCGCCGCCGTAAAAAATAGCCTTAAAAAAAAGGCTGAAGGTACTAAGTTTAAATATGGCGAACTTGCAGAAGTTTACAGAAAAGGTCAAGGTGCATATCTTTCTGGTGGTTCTCGTAATGTACCAATGGCAGCATGGGCAATGGGTCGGGTAAATAGTTATATGAGAGGAGATAAAGCAAGAACAGTTGACATGGCCATATTTAAAAAATATAGAAAAAGATGAGTGACCCTAGAATAAAAAAATTTGGTCTTGCTGGTTTTAACAAACCTAAAAGAACACCAAACCATCCTAAAAAGTCACACGTTGTTTTAGCAAAAGAAGGCGACAGAGTAAAGCTGATTCGTTTTGGTATGCAGGGTGCAAAAAACAAACCACCAAGACAAGGCGAGTCAGATGCAGATAAAGCAAAGCGAAGATCATTTAAAGCAAGACACGCAAAAAATATTGCAAAAGGTAAAATGAGTGCTGCATTTTGGGCTGATAAAGTCAAATGGTCATAAATCTGATATATTAATTTTTAAAGGCTACGCTTTAATTTATGTCAGAAGAAACCAAGGAAGTGGCTACGCCACCAACACCAAACAACACAGAAGTTGAACAGTTAAAAGAATCAATTAAAAAATTAGAGGCAAAAAACTACGAACTGATAGGCAAGCTTCAAAATCAAAAAAAAGAAACAAAGGTTCCAGAGGATTATGAGTCTTTGTTAGCGTTCAAACAAAAACATGAACGAGAACAGCTTGAGAGTGAAGGAAAGTACACAGAAGCTACACAGAAATTAGAGCAACAATATAGAGATAAATCTGCTGAAGATAAAAAAAGAATTGAAGAGTTAACCGCAAGAAACAGGGAGCTTGAACTTATTACCCCTGCAATGCAAGCTTTATCAGAAATAACCCACGACCCAGAGTTGGTATTGAATAATCTTGTACCAAAAGATCAGATGCAGATAAAAGAGGGCATACCAGTTGTCATAGATGGGTACGAACAGTTGCCAGTTCAAGATTATGTAAAAAACAAACTTGAGAAAGAAAAACCCTATCTGTTAAAAAATAAATTACCAACTGGTGGCGGTGCGCCTATTTCAAGACCATCTACTGATAATTTTTCAGAAGATATGTTGAAACCATTTTTAAAAGCAACAGAAGATATTACAGAACAGGGTAGAATCTTTAAGACATATGGAAAAGAAACTTGGCAAAAGTTGAGAGATATTGCCAAAACACGTTAGTATATAAATATTAGGCAAAGCTACGCTAAGTCAAATAGGGTTACGCCCACACCGTTAAAATTATTTTTCAGGACATGGCAGTTCTAA